AGGTTTCCTGACCGCCTACCTCAGCGTACACTGAGTTAGTGATCTGGGCGCTAACCGCCTGCTGACCTTTGATGTACTGATCAACAAGTGATTTAGGAATGCCAGCATCCTCAAGGGACTTATAGGATGCCTCTGAGAGGCTACCCTTCTCAGCGAACTCGCTCGAGAGTGCATCAAAGTTCAAGCCTGCGTTGTTCACCACTTCCTCAGCGGTTTCACCCTCAGTCTCAACTTCTTCCTCTTTACCAGAGGACTTGGCTTTCTCTAGTTCACTGTAGCTTTTAGCGAGGGCTTCAACATTCACCTCGCCCTTCTCAGCGTCCCAGAACTTCTCAGGGATATGCTCAGGTCGCTCAGCGGCAACCGGGGCCTCCTCTTCGGTAGGTGCAGACGCATCTACCTCATTTCCGTTCTCATCGAGAATTCCTAGTTCCTGAGCGGATTCCTCAAGGGTAGGCCCGGAGGTTTCCTCTGCTGTATTGATTTCTACACGTTCAACCACGTTTATTCTGCTCCTTTGGTTGCAGCATCCACAGCGCCTTTAGCTGCTGGGCCTACTGCTTGCTTAACCATGTCCATCATCTGTGCATTCTGGGCTTCTTGTTGTGCCGCTTGTTGCTCCTGAGCGATCTGCTCAGCTGATTTCACAAGACCATCCATGTCGATGCCCAGAGATGTCCCACCACGTTTGATGAGGTCATCAATGTTCAACCGACTGATGCCTTGCTCACCGAGAGGCATAATGACCTCTTTGATGAACACTTGTATCTTAGTTAGATCGTGACCTCGACCAAGAGCCTCAAGCCCTGTGGTAATCTGAGGTTCGACAACACCTTTAGGTAACTTAGGTAGCCGCTTCTCTTTCTCCATGCGGTCCTCAGTGCGTTGCACGAGAGGTAGCTGGAGTTCCTGTGAGAAGTTCGCAAAGTTACCACCTAGTGCATCCTCAAGCTCCTGAGCCATCCGTCTGATTTCCTCAGCGGTGACACGTTCAGCCTGACGCTGGATAGCACTGTTTAACAGGAAGGCGAATGAGAGCCGCTGGATGGTCTCTTGGAGGACACTCTGTGCGACCTGCATGTCAGAACCCTTCAGTGTCTGGAGAACAGAAACGTCCTGTTCCATGCCAGTGATAACATCAAGGTTCTCAGATTCAGCCAAGTCTTTCTCATCAGTGACACCATTAGGGTTCACTAAGAACAGGACTTTAGAGGAAGCAGCTGCACCCTCAACGACTGCGCGAGAGAGACCCTCAGCAGTCACTAGGTCGCCTTTGTATTCCTCTACGTAGGACCTAGCCCAATCCTCACCGTCAATGAGAGACCAAGTAAGTGCCAAGAAGGGAGCGCGTTTAACATCCCAAGCACCTTCAGATTTAGGGACAATCATCCCATTGATCTCTTGGTATCCACGAAACTTCTTACCGTCTCGGTAATACTTGGTGAATAACTCAAAGACGTTCTCGCCGCCTTTACCGGACTCTGATGGAAGTGCGTCTTCATCGGAGTTCTTAGGTAGAATCTCCAGGATTTCTTCTGGAAGGGCATCCTTATGGATTTCTTCCTTAATGATAACCTCAAGTACATTGCCAGACGGACCGCGCTTGATGACGTATTTGTCCATAGTGAACAGACGCATTCCATCATCTTTGGGGAATGTAACCAGAGCGTTGCCGCAGACGATCAGCTGCTTGAAAGTCTCGTTTAGTTTTGGCCGCAGACTAGAAGACTCAATCTCAGTTTGTACTGCCCGTTCCCTGGTGTTCAACGCTTCTTCAACTTTAGCCCGTGCTGTAGGGTCTTGAGCTAATTCCTCTAAGGTGTAGTCATCAATAGAGTAGCGAAAGAAGGGAGTGTTCGGCGGGAACAACGAGAGCATAAGTTTAGCAGAGAGGTTGTTTACACCTCGAGCGCCTATGCTCTGGTAGGGAGTGTACAAGCGCGAGGCACCCGTGTGACCATTCTCAGGCATTAAAGCATGGATGGTAAGACGGGCGCATTCTCGAGCGCGATTGAGGTAAATCTCTCTGTCTGTAGCAAGTTTTTCATATCGTGACTTACACGTACCCTTGCTCATCATTTAGAGAATTTCCTTATGGTTAGGTAGGGATCGTCACACCAGTGGTGGGAGAATCACTGTTGATGGTCAAAGCTGAAGTGCGATACTTTTTAGTACCCTTCTTCTTGGCGGTGACATCTTCGTTAGCTTTCTGAATTGTCTTTGGGGCCTCTTGCTCTAACACTGCCGGGGGAGCCGGTGGCTCAGGGGCAGGCTGAGGGGCCGGGGGAGCTTTAGAACTTGTGCACATGAGGTTATCCTAAGGGGTTCTTTGTGTGTTCTTCGTGTAATGACCTTAGTTTCCTGATTACTTGTACATTCCCAATCTTCACGTAGATGTCTTCTACGGAGGAACCCTTATCTGGGCACTGATCTGGGAATATGGTCTCTAGGTACTCAAGTAACTCGAGTGTAACTATAGGTAACTTATTGGACTTATATTGTCTTTTTTTCATTGGGTTCATCCAGTATGAGGGGAAAATAAAGAACCTAAGGAAAACAAGGGGTTATGAACCCCCTGTTTAACCTTAAGATTCAACTATTTAGACGCCGCACGATCCACCGTGTCCGGTAATATCGCAGATATCATGCGTAGCCACGTGTTCCTCAAACTCTTCGCCAAGTTTATCAACAGCGTCACTGTAAGGGACACTAACCAGAGGCTGACCACCACGACTACCATCGGGGTAGCAAGTAAAGCCACGGAGACGATGAGCATAGCGGCTGAGGATATCTCCAAAGCCTTCAACAGTATCTTCATTGTTTTCCTTTGATCCCCACTGAGGGAGGTTAATCGTGGATGAGATAGACATATCCACGTAGTCTTGAACGTCAGCTTGGAACTTGATGCGTCTCTCAGGGTCACCTGCTAGGTCAATAGCAGACTCAATGTTCTCCGGGTTTACCCCGTAGTGATCAATGAGGTCCTGAGCGGCGCTGTCCACTACGTACTGGTAGTGCCATTTGCTCCCTGACTTTAGGTAGCGTCGTCGATAAGCGACTGCAAAGACAGGCTCAATACCTGTTGTTGTCCCAGCAAGGATGCCAATACTGCCCGTTGGCGCGATGGCGCGATTAGCCACAGGGCGGCTAACTGAGAGGTAATCTGCGTAACGTCGAGAAGTATCGTCGCTAACTCCTCGGTATACTGAGAGCCATTGGTGTAACTCTGGGGTGACTTCATACTTGTATCCTCTCTGGATTAGCCACTCATGGATACCCATGAGACCTAAGCCCAAACGTCGGTTCTTTTGACGGACTCGGTGCACCTTGTCATAAGGAAGGTCTGCTCGTAGCGTTCCGCACAGTAGGAACTTTGTAGCGAGGTCAGTGACTTCTTTAAGTTCTTGGAGGTTCTCAATTCGTCCAAGATTAAGGCTTCCAAGGTTGCATACGTCTGAGTCATCTTCGCTGGTGACCTCCGTACATGCGTTACGAAGGGTCTCGTTCTCCTTATCAAAGAAGTTGAATGAGAACCCCGGCTCACCTGTCATGAGTGCTTGGCGTACATTTGCCTTGAAGACATCACCGTGGTCTCCGGTCTCCCAGAGTTCCTGTAGCCACTCAGTGTCGTAGTTAACTGAGATGTTCGTCATGTCTAACGGAGCAGAGAAGTTGAAGTCATTCTCTTTGATATCTGAGAGGGAAGCGCCAGTGTCACCCACTGGCATGTTACTCCAGTTCTTAGCGTTCAAGAACTCGTCGATATCACCATGCTTCCAGTTCAGTGAAGCGTAAATTGCAGAGCGACGGGAGCCGCCTTGCATAACATTGCGCCCAATCTCGTTAATGAGCTTCATTGCAGGTACAGGGCCTGAGGAGTCTCCCCCAGTTCCACTTAGCTTGGAACCTGATTGGCGATACACAGAGTAATCAATCCCGATACCGCCGCCTGTCATCAGGCAGCTGGTAGCTTTCCAAGCTAGGTCTGCCCAGTCTTCTCGAGTGTCTTCCTCAGCGCGAAGTAGATAGCAGTTATTGAAGAATTTGTTGCGTCTACCAGCGTAGTAGATGTACCGACCACCGGGGACAAACTTAAGGTCCTCAATGAACTTAATCAGCTGCTCCTTTTCGCTGACTGTCATATCTGACCGGCATACGTCTTCTACTAGGACTTTAGCTAGGTCTGCCCATGTGGTGCAGTCTTGGTGTGAGTATTTATGATTGAAGATGTCCTCGCTGAACTTTGAGCGGAACATAGGGTTACGGTTTGACCGAAAGGTCATCAGCACCTCTTTGTGATTTTAAGGGGAGGGTTTAGTTGCAGAGAGCGTTGTAGCTCACTGGGAACAAAGCATGGAGGAACTCCGCGATTTGCTTAGCTACTTCTCGAGTTTCTCTCTGGGAGTGAGGGTCTAGACGGAGGTTTACAACACGAGCGAAAGCGTAGAGAGAGCCTGACCAGACCCACTCGCAAAACATTGATTGAGGTAGAACCATACGTGCCTGTTCGTGGCAGACGCCTTCATCTAACAATCGCTTATAAACTTCCGTAGCCACAGAATGAATGGGTAGATAACTTCCGGTAGTTCCTTCGTCATCATCGTTCCATTCCACAATAGGAATAGTATTTAAAGAAGGACGCACAGCTTTATCAGAACTACCCTGCTTCACATTGTCTGCCTTCTTACGCCACACTTCAGGCTCATAGAACTCAGGTTCACTATCCACATACCTGCGGCTCACCTCGTTCCACGCTAGTCCAACCTGATGTTTCTGAAGTTGCCTCGCTACGAATAGCGGCGCTTTAACCCTGAACTGAACAAAGCAGTGTGAGAAGGGGGACCAATGGTTATGCTCTGCGAGGTACTTGATGAGCTTCTTATCCTTAACAGATAAGTCTTTGTCGCGTCCGTCAGAGTGTCCACCACAGTAAACCCAATCACTCTCCTTATCGAAGCTCACCCGAGCCGCATTAACTACAGTGAGGTCTGACCCCATGTGATCTAGCAGTGTTACCTTCATGGGTAACTCTCACGGTTCATTACAGTGGCACCGCAAGAAGCACAGGTGTTAGTGTGCCTCATCAGGGCTTCAAGGGTCTGAACCTTTCTGTACATATCCTCACCAAACCGATCAGCAGCAGCTAGTTCCTTCTTGAGGCGATCAATCTCTGCGTTAAAATCAACGTCTTCAGTCATCATCATTTCACTCCTCGCGTAATTGTTGTCGGCCCTTTGTGACCCGTATTCCAGACGCACCACGCATAATCGGTGGTTGGGCTGATGCCTTTATCGACGGCCCCTGGAGGAAGGAAAGGAACTCTGCCTAGTATGATGAGATGCGACAGAGAGGACGCTAAGTCAGCGCGTTTCTTCGCTGCGATCCAATTAAGGCGCAGCACACACGCGACACCGACAGTGGCAATGTCGAGAGCCCTCCTCACAAATGCATCAGAAAGGTTGAAAGGAGGGTTCATCACAATCCAGTCACACGCTATCTGAGCGCATGTCAGGAAGTCTACATTGGCTGTTGCGCTTGTACCGTAGTCATGGAGGTCTGTTGCGTTGACGATCAGACCAGCATCCGTGAGCGGCTCAACCAAGTCCATATGCCCCGCCGTCGGCTCCCAGACCGTGCCGGTGATCGGTACGTGATCGAGCAGGGCTGGTACTAGCCAGCGTGGTGAGCAGTATAGGTCAGCGGCGGACCTAGTGTACCCGGTGGCACCAATGTTTCCAGCGTTGATCATGTGAGGTCTCCGTAAGAGTTTACACCAGCCCGCCCATACTAGGTGGCTCGTAGTTAGGACCCTTGAGTATCTTCCCTCCTTCATCACGCACAGGGAACCCACGGTCATCCAGTTTGCTCATGTTGCTTGCGTGTACACGGTTGAAGGCAACCTCAAGGTTCAACCCGAAGGTAACCGCCAGACCGCTTAGGACGTACTGGAGATCAGCCATCTCTTTGAGGAGTCTCTCTAGGGTTTCCTTACGGGGCTCTCCGTGGCGCATGATGTCCATTTGTAGACCGACAAGTTCTGCTATTAACTCATCGAACTCTTCTGCAATTAGGCGCTCCCTGAGTTCAACTTCATCCAACAAAAAAGGGCCATCAACTTGATGACCCATGCACTTGTGGAACTCAGCCACTGCTACTTCACGGCTACGACACTTAGTCATGTGTTCTCCTGTTCAATCAAGAAATCTACGTACTGTTTGATCTTCTCAAGGTCTTTGACGCCACCCTTGTCACGCCACCGTGTGATGTACTTGACGACGTTTCCCTCACAGAACCCGAGGTTATTCCCCATGATGTACTCAATGGGTTGGATGGCGTGTTTCTTATAGTGATCCCCGCCGACTTGGCGGGACGTTGGCGTCACGTAGAGGATTTCGTCGGTTTCCATAAGATCACTCCCTGTTCATCGTTGTAGTCACTGTCCCGCAAGATACGGGCTAGGCGGGCTTGAATGAGAGCTTCACGCTCGTTTAGCCCTGCCTTCTCAAACAGTGCTACGATAGTGGGCCAATCAGTAATTCCCTCAGCTTTCTTAGGGCCAATTCCTGGGCATCCTTTGTAGCCGTCTGAAGTATCCCCCACGAGGGTTTGGTACATATGGAAAGCATCGCCCTCCTCCCGCGTGATCGTCACTACTTCGTCATCCACTAGGTGCTTACCTGGGATTTGCTTAAGGTCCTTATCAGGTGACCAGATCACAGCGTTAGGGTCTCGAGTAGCCAAGATGCCTAACACATCGTCAGCCTCAAGAGTGTCCATAGTCCGTGTGTCGTACTTCTCTTTGACGTAATCCACGAGCCACTTGTAAGCGAGAGGCTTACGTGTGTCCTTGCGGTGCGCCTTGTAGCCCGCCCAGACCTCCTTACGGAAGTTGGTTTTGTCTGAGAAGCAGAACACGTTGTACCCTGAGAAACCTACCTGTTCCTCGAGGTCAGCCAAGGTGTCATAGAATACACTTAGGGCATCTTCCAAAGTGGACACAAGGATACACGTACCGTCATCCTCATGTAGGACCTCATGCTCTACAGCCGCACAGGACTGGAAGCACAAGATGTCAGCATCAATGAGAAGTGTGGAATCCAACGACATTCTCCGCATCTGTTTTACAGTTGTATTGGTCAATGATGTCCTGAGCGATAGAGTTTACTACCGCCTTCAGTGCAGCTTTAACGTCAACGTCAATCGTCGTATCAGCTACCTCAGCGATCATCTTGAGTTGGTGAAACGGGGTCCAGATAGGTTGCCTGAACATCGCAGTGAAGTCTTCTTCATCCATCAGTGTGTTTCCTTCCAGTTGTTACCAATCTTGTACTCACCAGTGAGCGCTACCTTCATGTCGAAGAACTCACCTGCTAGTCCAATAGACTTGACTGCGAGTTCTCCCAATCGTTGAGCGGCCAACTCCGGTACTTCGATTTGAAGTTCGTCATGAACCCACGCAAGTTGCTTAACGCCAGTGATGCCTTCGTCTTCCAGCATGGTATGGAGTTCCACCATCCACCGCTTTGAGATGAGAGCCGCTGCGCTTTGCAGTAGCGTATTGAGCGCTGCATGCGAACTACGTACACGGAGGAGTCTGCCGTCCAATCCAATAAGGTTGCCGCGCTTCTCAGCGCTACTTTGTACATCCTCAATAAGACGAGCGAGTGCTGGTGTCTTAGCCAAGAACCGATTCTTAAGCTTAGCTCCTTCACGAGAAGACTTAAGGTTAAGATCGTGGGCGAGGCGCGGAGGACCCGCACCGTAGAGGAACATATAGA